CATCCGCAACGGCATAAGGAAGCGCACTCATAGCATTACCAGGATGGCATCACAGTAAAGCAAGACGTGGGTTCAGAGTAGGCAATGCCACCTGAACCACCTGTCGTCGCACTATTCCAAGTTGGCACAATTCTCCCATTCGCGATGCCCTTCAGCCAGTCCATAGCCGACTGATACCGCAAGGTCACTACATCGGTCAACGCATCATCGTAGAGACGCCAGCGAACCATATCACAGAGGACGCCACGCACATCCGATGGCGTTGGAACCGGAACGGTCAATCCAGCCGTATGCAGATACCCATCAGCAAGGCTTTCCGCCCAAGCGATGGCTGACGTGATGGCATCCGTATCTCTGGAGCCCAACTGCGTCATTTCTGCATCGCCAAACTCAGCGATCAGATCGTCCTCAATGATGTAGGTCATCCCTTCACTCGCTTAGCCTTTGCAGGACGAATTGAGTTGCGCTCTTGAATCTGAGTCACCACCTTTTTGGCGATGATGACATCTGGATTCACGTACTCCTCAATGGTCTTTGTGGCCATGAGGAGTTTAGCGCGACCCCGTGTCAAAGGACACTCGATAAGTTCGTCCTTTTGATACATCCGACCGTCCAGTAGCACTGAACGGGTAGCAACAAACTGCTTACTCATTAAGCCACCGCAGTCGCAATGTAGAAGCCGAGGTCGGCCGCCACCAACTTCTGATCGAAGGCCGTGTCAATCTCAACACGAGTTGCTTCCAGATGCTCCATGCGGAATGAGCGCACCCGCTGCCCAGTCGCACCGCCCATCAGCCCAGACCACATAAAGGTGTAGCCCGCACTCGGAGTCATCAAACCAGGATTCGGAGCCGCATAACACAACAGAGCTTTCTTGCCACCTACAAAGGAGTGAGCCGCACTTAGACCTTCATTCGCGGTATTCTCGATGGCCGACATCACTTCAACCCGCTCGACATCAAACAGGGAAGCCAGAGCTTGCAGGGTTACAGACGCAGGCGAACCCGGAGTCTGACCGTACTTGATGCGATCCACAACATCAGGATGATCGGCCAGTGCATCGTAAACTGGCTTGCCGATGACCAGGACATTCGGGGCGAATCCAGTGCGTTCCAGGATGGTGGTACCAGCCTTACGGACATCTTCAATCGGAGTGCTGTTAGCATCATTCCACTGAAGGATGGTCGTTCCCGACCACGACTGACCGTTGGCGACACCAGAGAAGTTGGATGTCCAGTTTGCAGCCATGTAGTTAGTGGCAAACATCTTCTCGCGCTTGAGCAGGGCCTTCTGCGTCAGGAAGAGAGTGGCATCGCGCATCGGATTCAGAACCGCATCAGAATTGGCCAGCAGTTCGTCAGGGACATCCTTATGCAGCGAATACTTGGCGGCATAGTACGTCGGAGTGTTGTCCAGCCGATAGCCAGCACCCGCACTCTCAGTACCCGGGGCGCGCAGTTCCATCTCGTCACGATTGAAATCGCCACGATCATAGATGTAGTAGCGGTCGGATTGCTTCTGAACGGGCACCACCGGGAACACCCTGTCGGCCACGAAGCGAGTTTGATCCTGCACATAGGCCACAGAAATGGCGGTCAGCGCAGCATTCACATGAGAATCAGCAACAGTAGGATTCATGATGGTTCACCTTAGAACGCGGTCGGGACGACGCGGTAGTACACTTTGAGCTTCAGCGGGCTATTGCCAGTGAGGACTTCGCTATTGGCGCAGGTCAACACGATGGCCGCTTCAGAAACAGGAGCGATGGCCGCAGCCGTGGTTGGCTCAATGTAGCGCACCGCATCGGCAGTCAACGTCAGGAAGCCATCAGTCTCGATGGTGGCAATCAGAGCGCCAGAACCATCGGTGTAGCGGATTTCCAGATTGTCAGCCGCATCAACCGCATAAGCCGTCGAGAGATAATCATAGAACAGAACCGCACTGACCAGGACGTTCGCATAACCCGCAGCAGGAGCCGGTACTAACGTTTGAGGAGCCGCACGAATGGCCAGCAGTTGAGCGGTCGTCACCGTGACCGTAGCGGTCTGGATGTCGGTCGCGGTCGCGCTGTAAACGTAGCCCGCAGCCGCCATCGGCTTCAGCGCGATGGACATGATGGAACCCGTCGAACCCCCACTCACCGCCTCACCCAGGATGACGCCACCCGCAGAGTCAACGGCCCGGCCCGCAGAGTCGGACTGCACCAGCGAACCAATCGCCACGGTGCCACCAGCCATCACCTGAGTGACGCCGCCGATGGCAACCAGGGCATCATGGTCGATGGCCGAAGGATCATTCAGCAACACGCCAAACGCAGATTCGCCAGCGCCGCACACACTCACGCGGCCAGTGCTGGCCTGTTTGACGAACTTGTACTGAGAGGACGACAGATCACCCGAAGACTTGCGGGTGTAGGTCAAGACATTAGCAGAAGTAGCCATGATGGAGTCTCACACAACAGAAACATAAAGAGCAGGATTGGCATTGAGGGCGCGAGCCATCGCCTGTTCCTGAGTTAAAGAAGGAGTCGCCAGGCGCAGTTCAGCGACCGCGCGATCCAGTGGATTCGTGGGCAGCGCAGCCCCATCGACAGCAACTTCAGCCGACAGACTGGCATCCATCTTTGGAGTGACTTCCAGAGTGGCCGACAAGGCGCGAAGATCATTGCCAAGCAGCGAGAACGCATCACCACTCATCGTCATGTAGGGCAGAGCCGATTCTTCGGTAAACTCACGATGCAGGATGGAGAACAGGGCGCGCACTTCATCCTCACGCTTCTGTTTGGCGATAGCATCCAGTTCTGCCTTGAAGGCATCACGTTCGGTAGTCACGGCAGACAGTTGCACCTGAATGGCATCACGCTCTTCACGGAAAACGTTGGCCGTAGACATCGCCAACTCAAGTTCGGTGGTCAGTTTGGTCACCTGGAAAGAAAGAGTCGCCTCGGCAGTCGGTTCTGGCTCGGTTACCACTTCGCTTTCGGGAGTGGCCGCTTCCGGCTTAACCTCCACTTCAGGAGTGGCTTCAGTGGGTTCGCTCATGGAATCCTCCAGTGAGAAAGCTATCGCCGTGGTGTTAGGATCAGCCCCGGCAGGAACAAACGACACTTCGCGGAAGTGCGCGTTTTCGATAATCGTGTCAACCGTCATCTGACGGCCATTGACGGTGACGGGAGTGGAACGATCAACCGACCGTGATTTTCCCTGAACGCCCACAGAAAACTCCCAAGGCGCACCTTGTTTGAACTCGGATGCCACGGAACGTCCTGCTTCGGTGTCAAGAAACTCACCTTCCACGCGAATCGCATCTTCGGACTGAGAAATCGAGAGGACGCCGGCGCGTTGGTCGGGGTCGTGATTGATCAGGGCGAATACCCGTTTGGTCGGCATCTTCATGGTACTGAGATCAATAACGACATCACCAGACCAGCCAAAGTTTGGTACGACGCCACCAGAATACGCGATGCCACTGAACCGCTTGGGTAGCGCATCCTCAATAGAAGGCGCTTCGAGCGCACTACACAGTAAGGTTACGTCCATTATCCATCACCTGCATCATAAGATGCAGTTGTTATATCAAGCCTGATTGCGATAATCAATAGAAAATATCGTACAGGTTACACATAAAAATACTTGAATGTTTGTATGTTTTACAGTATAATATGTTCATCAAAAACACGGAGACAGGAAATGCGCGGAGTCACGGTGAAACGATTGCTGCGTCTGGTGTATGGCGTCACGCAAGGCCAGCCGCAGGTGGCTTATGCGCCTGGGTGCACGCGGCGCATGATTCCTGAATGCACGCGGCGCGTCCTCAAGAACGCCAAGCAGGACTGGAAGCGGTATCACTGCGAAGTTCTTTGGTTGGGCATCGAGAGGAATTGGAATGAAAGAAGGGTATAGCACCATCACGCTAGTGGTTAAAGATGACTTCAAGGATGCCGTCAAGCAATTAGCATCACAACAAGGACGTAGCGTCAGCAATTATTTGATGTGGATACTCGCCCGCGAGATCGAGCGCAATAAGACGAATTCAATGCTCGGAGCTAAATAATGAAACTCATCCAAGCCATCTGCTACTTCATCGTGATGTATATGCCACTCTGCTTATCACGCAAGTTGATGTACACAAAACCCTATATGTGGATGATAGGGCAAGCAGGATGTTGGGCTTTTCGTGATATGCACTTTGAGACTATAAATGACTAAAATAGACCAGAAGATCTTTGGATGGAATGTGGTTACAGAACAACCTCAATCCACTCCACAAGAAGTCGAACAAGAGGTGATGCACGAAGCCATCGTTCGCCCACAACATTTGGATGGTGAAACGTACAAGATCAAGACACCTATGTCGGATCATGCGTTGTACATCACCATCAACGACATCATTCTGAATGGAGATCAACGCCAACCCTTTGAAATCTTCGTGAACTCGAAGGCGATGGAGCACTTTCAATGGATTGTAGCACTCACTCGTGTCATCAGTGCAGTATTTCGCAAGGGTGGTGATTGTACATTTCTCATTGAGGAACTAAAATCGGTCTTTGATCCAAAAGGCGGATACTTCAAACAAGGGAAGTGGATGCCGTCGCTGGTGTCTGAGATCGGTGAAGTCATTGAACATCACTTGATTGCGATTGGCCTGTATCAGAAGGATGAGTCACTGGCAGAAGTCGCAAAGGTGATGCTGGCCGAGAAGTTGGAGAAGAAGCCAGAACAAAAGATGTTGCTCTGCCCAAAGTGCAATCAACTCTCTGCCATCATGATGGATGGTTGTTTGACGTGTACAGATGCAGGATGTTACTACTCAAAGTGTGGTTAATCTATCCAAAAGATGTCACGCTCATGAGATTGTGGATGGAATGGAGTGTTCTGGCATCCAACCATTCTTACATGATACATAAGAGAGGATGAAAAAGTCGTTGATTTTCAGTATATTAGATTGACGGTTTTAACCAAAAAAGGTTATAATCATACCTATTATGGTTAAAACGATGGATGAAACGATGCGGAAGAGAATAGGTCAGTTCGATACAAATACTGGTGAATTTTTAACTGGATGTCTAGTATATGTTCCAACTCGACCAAAAATAACGGAGCGATGGTTTATGTTCTTCCAAGATAGTTTTGCTGAAATCGCCAAAGATCGAGACATGACGGGTGAATCTTTGAGAGTGCTCATGCACCTATTTAGCGTATTGGACTTTGAGAACTACATCCATCATTCTCAGAAAGACATAGCTGAAGCACTTGGGATGCAGAGACAGCATACCTCCCGTGCCATGCGATTACTGACATCTAAAAAGATTATCCTGGAGTCACCACGCATCGGTAATGTAAAGTGCTATCGTCTAAATCCAAACTATGTTTGGAAGGGCAAGGTCAGAAATCTTGCTGATGCGCGACGTGATAAAATTACTGTGATTGAAGGCGGTAAGAGCGAACATCAAGACCATCACAGTAAGAGATAAACGGTGAGCAAAGCTAAAATGAACATCAAGGCTATCATTCGCACCTACAACGGTCATCCAGAACTGAGTGAACAGCGCGTTGCTTGGGCCATCATGCTGCAAAAGGAACTAGCTGATCTTAATGCAATGGTTTACATGGACTTGCGTGGCGATCCCTACGTTCACTTTCTTGACATACTAGAAGGATGCTTTGAACTTGATGAGTCAGTAGCAGGAGTGCTGCACATTGAGGATGACGCCATTCTCTGCAACAACTTCATTGAGAAGATGCAGGCAGAAGTTGAACAGCATCCTGAACACGTTATTCAGTTCTTTTCAAAGTTCGATCAAGATGCCACGAGCGAATCAGGATTTCATTATCGCTTTGTGGGTGGCGTCTGCTTCTACATTCCACGCGCACTCATTAAACCTATTCATCGCTATGTACTTAACTGGCATGATCGCACTCTAAATCCCACGGCATGGGATGTGGCTATTGGGTACATGATGCGTGAACA